ATTATCAATTTGGTAATCATTAACTTCAGAGTAATCCAAAGATGAGTAATAAGATTGTAGAGTTGTTGTATATGCCGAATATTTTGTTCCCGCAGTATATGTAAACGATGGGAAATACAAATAACCATTATTATTGATTTGTAAGTTATCCGATAACTGATTGTGATTTACCGTTTGTAATTGTGTTTGTACAGGAATATTTAAATAAAAATTACCCTCAACTATTTTATTTCCAAAGTTCTTGTAACCAAAAATTCTTGATAAATCGTACTTAATTGACTTTCTACCACTCTGAGGGTCAACACCTCTAACCATGAAAATAATACTTATTTCACCACCATTCCATTGTGAAAGATAATCGTCATACAATTCCACGCCAGCATAACCATTTTCCCTATATAACTTTAAAGGTTGATTTAATTGACCATACAAACTATCACCAAAAACCAAATTTGGGTTTGGTGGTGGAACACATGTTGTTTGATATACAATTGTAAAAGGTGCGGTTGCTGTTATACTATTTTCACAAGCACAAATAGTAATTTGAGTTTGTGATGTTGTCATAACCGTAGAACCTGTAGTACCATCGTAACTAATGTAGTCAAATGTAATTGGTACAATAGCCCCAGACGTTCTCTTTACCGTATATTGAATATAATTACATACTGAAGTTGATGGTTGAATTACAGCATTTTGATTAACAAATTCATTGTAAGTTAATCCTGTGATTACTTGGAAGTATTCAATATCTGTCGCAAAATTATAATTTTTGTTTACAAGTTTTGTGGGATTACCATTTAAATTATACGTTACCGATTGAGATACGTTTGAATTAGTTGGGTCAGCATAATTTACTACAATTGTTTTACCTTCAATTGTAGTTCCTGTAATACCCGATGTATTACCTTTTGTCACACCGCTTACGTTAGGGTCGGTTGAAAAAGTTGGTTGTTGAAATGAAATAAGTTGACCTGATTTAAAAAACTCTTGGGTTTCGGGGTCAACAATAACCGCCATAATATTATCATAATGGAAGGTTGATGGGTTATACTTTGGTTCAATTTGTGTTTTTATTCTGTTTGAACCTGGATAAACATCACTATCAAAATATTTTGACTTTAAATTAAATTTATTTATTACCTCCCATGGTGGTAAATTATCAATAAAATCATTCTGTCTTCTTCCAATATTAGATGTATCCGCAACATCTGTTATTGGAACTCTCACTGAAGGACCATCATAACCAGCACCGGCAAAAGTTGCGTTCCATTCAGGAATATCATTTCTCCACGAATCGTATAAGAAAAAGTCAGCGTTTAACGATGTTGAATTTTGTGCCGAGGCTTGTTGAATTGAAAGTATTTCTTCACCATCAGTTGGAATTTCCTGTGGTGAACATTCGCATGGTTCACAATTTGGATATGATAAATTTGGTAGTGTAAATTTATAAAATGGGTTTGTTAAAGAACCATATATGTTTTTAAAATTAAATGGTTTTGGACATTTAATTTGGTTTTTATTACTCCTAAATAAATTAATTGCTTGACACAAAATAGATACGTTTGTTAAATTAATACCATAAACAAAAGCTATTATAGGTCTAATAATAGCCCAAACAATTGTAAGAACGTGTAAAACAATAATTAATGTTAAAAATACAGGTGTAAAAAGAGGAAAAATAAAATTCCTTAAAAAGGTATATCCAAAATTTGCATCACGAATCGCATCCGTTGCCGGAAACCTATTATTTTCACTTATACACTCACTATTTGTAATATCTTTAATTCCCGTAAAACTTTTTCTATTAGCACCTTTTCTCCATTCATCAATATGGCTTGCAACAGTATATACTTTATTATACTGATACTCATAAAAAGTATCTGTACATGCCACCGCTTCTTGTGGATTTGTATACCCACTCCAATCTAAACCAAAATAATATGAACCTAAAAAATTTTGATACCTTGTATCACCAGTGTTTACAACATATGTTGGGTCATCATCTGAAGCACTCCAACCATATTCTTTGATGTTTGGAACTAAAAAATAAGCTCTTTTAACCGTATTATTTGAGTTTGTAGGTTGTGAATATTTAATTTTAAATCTGTATTTTCCTTTTGTTGGAATACCTATTGTTGGGTCTGCACTCAAAATTTGTTCACCAAATTCATTTGTTGTTACATAATCCAAGTTCATTGGTACATCCATTACCCATGTACCATCACCATCAATTACCCTTCCACCTTGTGGTAAAGTTGCTTGTTCTAGTATTGGATATCCATTGGTATCATAAAATATGGTTTGTCTAATACCTATAATCTCACCAGGTCCAGTACTTAAATTACAAAGACTACCTAATTCTCGGTTTGGTCTACAATTATCTTTTAAACTCTCTTCATCATTGTTTGTTACTAACGAACCCATGAAAATTGCCGTTGGTTCAATATTAATACCAAGAGTTTTTAAATCAAAATCATGTCTAGCAATGTTGATTTGACACACTTCAGGTTGACCCCAAAATGGTTCAACATTTACAGTTTCACTAACCGAAACTATTTGTGGTAACTCATATAAGTTTGTTGATTTTTTAAAATTAACACCATCCAATTGGTCTTCGGTAGCTCTACCCATACGAATTAAATCTTGTGGTGATAATGAATAAGGTCCCATATCAGACAAATCCAAGTCCATGAATATTGTATAGGAACCTAATGGAACTCCTAAAACCATGTAGTCTCCACTACCATTTGTTTTTACTGTGAACTTATAATACTTGTCATAAATTTCAATTAAGGCTGGATTTGTTAGAACATCATTTCGTGTTGGAAAAGTTCCTGTGGCTACGTGTCCTGGATACTGTGGCTCATAAGGTAATAGATTATATCTATAACCATCTTCATTTAAATCTTGAACACTTGTATATGGGTATAATATTTCCGTTAAGACATTGTTTTGGTCTTCAGCGGTTATTGGAATAAAGATTGAAACTTTGGCATTGGGAACTCCATAACCACCATTAGCCGTAACGCGACCAACCACAACCCCATAATCAGCACACATTCTTGTGTAAACATCTTCAGACCTTACCTTTAACGATAAAATTTCAAGTTGTTCAAAATCTTGATTTAATTGGACATTGATTTGTTTATCAACACCAACTTGTGTTCGTAGTCTAATACTTTCGGGCATTTGTTAACTTTCTTTGATAAATAGTTTATTACCTACTTTTCAAAAAATAGTCATTGATTTAATAAAATAAATCATCAGCTAAAATTAGTGGTCTGATAGTTCTTAACTCTGACAACAATATCTTTAGATGGGAATCTTACTTGGTAGATTTGGTTTGGTTGTGCAAATATTGTATTATCGGTTAATGATATTTGTTTAGTTACACTATTTGAATAAGGCATTGATGTTTCGGCTGAACTATATTGTCCACCAACTTTTCCAAATACAGAAATGTCAGTCACACTTATAACACCATTTTCCGCTTGAACAATACGATTTAATTCAGATAAAAGAATATTCTGTCCTAATCCTCTAACCGTAGAGCTAAAGAACGTTGTTGTTTTGTCAATTATGTTTGAAATAACAACTCCTTGGTTTTGACTTGAATCTAGCACCACAGATATATCCAAACCTAAATCAATTACTTCTGCACTTCCGACAGTAACATAGTCATTAATCATTCTATAATTAGAAAGGTATTCTGCAATGTTATATTTTAAAGTTTGAGAAACGTCTGAAGTTAAATGACCCGTAGAATCGTAAGATAAAATTTGGACATTTATTTTGTTGTTATTTTCTGTGATGGCAACTTTAGCCGGTGCTCCAAATTCACCAGGCATGTTTCTTATAATTGCTTCGTAATCATGGATTGTAACCGCTCTGTTTTGTGCCGCAAAGTTAAATGTTACATAATTCCTTACTTCTTCTGTTGATGGATAACCAGCTCCTCCAATTGAAGCGGTTACGTTATTACAAGCCAACGAATTTATTACTTGGTTGTTAATAATATCTGATGGTCCAACAACCGCAAAATCCACAGCTCCAATTTGGTTAATAACATTAACACCCAAATTGGTTGCAATACCACCACCAATTCTATATTGAATAAATAATGTTGTATTTGCTTGAGGTGTATTACCCAATGACATTGAGTTATTTTGATATCTTTGAATCTTTAAAGGAACATCTAATGTTGTAAATTGTCTTAATTGGTCTTCAGCCGTGTTTGTTCCCCCACCAAATGTAATTTTTAAAAATCCTTCAGGTGTATATTCAGTTATGAATCTATCTTGAGTTTCAATATATGTTCCAACTTTAATAGCTGGGTCGTCAGATGGTTTTGATGGGTCAGGAATAAACACTCTACTTTCAGCCAAAGCTGGAACTTCATACCATCTTCCATTTGGACTCAAAAATTCTTGGGCTGTAGGAACGTTTGAATATGCCGTACCTTCTCTTTGAATAATTGCTGTAATACCTAAAACATTTTTTTCAGGTAAAAAGAATTCAAAAAATGGTCTAACATCGTTTGGACTTATAACTCTTTTGAATACCTTTGTAATACCATTTAC